GGCGGCGGCGGCATCATAGCCGGAAACACAGACGGAAACGGATACGGCGGTAGAGGCGGCTGCTACATAATGTACTTCATTGAAGAATAAAAACCGTCCCGGAAAGGAGAGCACATGCCAAGCATAAATGAAGTTATGGCGCGTCTTGAGCTGGTATATCCCACGGGATACAGCGATGCAGCAAAAGCGGCGTGGCTGCTGGAGCTGGACAAGCGCCTTTTGCTGGAGGTGGTGATGAGGCACCGCCTCACGATAGGGAAGCCATGCGGGCCTGTGGAGGTGTGCCCAAAATGTGAGCACGCGGAGGGACTGTACTATGACAGACACAGAGATTACAGCTCGTGCGAGCTCTGCGGCTGGACGGAGCTGCCGGACGTACCGCATAAATACCCGGAGGACGGGGACGTGCCGCTGCTGGTAAAAGCGCCATACGATAACCTGTATGACCTGTACCTGATGGCGCAGACGGATTTCCACCGTCACGAGACGGAAAACTACCTCAACTCTATGGAGATGTTCAACACTGCGCTGGATGAGTGGAAAAAGGCATATCACAGAACTCACGAGCCGCTGGGCGTCACTTACTGGCGGGAATAGGGGGCAAAACACATGAGACTGCCATACCTGAAGCATACGCCCGGGAAAAGCCGGCAGCAGATAATAAATTTCGGCGGCATAAACTACGGCGAAGGGGCAAGCCCCGGAGAGCTGGAGGAGAGCCGTGGCCTCAGCAGCGCGAGGTACCCCAGCATGAGCCAGAGGGAGGGGCGGAAAACATACGCTGAATACGCCGCCCCGACCGGGCTTTATGCGAGAGGGGCACTCTGTGTGGTGGACGGCACAGACCTCATATATGACGGTGAAGTCGTCGGAACGGTGACGCCGGGGGAAAAGCAGTTTGCAACTATCAACACAAAGGTGGTCATATACCCGGACAAGCTCTTTTACGACACGGAGACAGGAGAGTTGAAACCTCTGGAGGCGTCGGTGAGCCGCAGCGGCGTGACATTCACCACGGAGACAATGACCATCAGCGGCGCGGCGCTCGACACGCAGTTTTCTGCGGGTGACGCTGTAGAGATCAGCGGATGCACGACACTGCCGGACAATAACAAAAGCGCGATAATCCGCAGTCTCACGGCAACGACGCTGACATTTGACGGTGACATATTTGTCGAGGGAACGGAGAGCGGCACGGTGAAGATCAGCCGGGAAGTGCCAGACCTTGACTGCATATGCGAGAGCGATAACCGCATATGGGGTGCGGCTGGCTCGACGATTTATGCCTCCGCGCTGGGCGACCCCAGAAACTTCAACGTATTTGACGGGCTGTCGACTGACAGTTATGCCGCCGCAGTTGGCACGGATGGAGAATTCACAGGATGTATCGCATATTCCTCCGGCGTGCTCTTTTGGAAAGAGGACTGCGTGCACAAGGTGCTTGGCAGCTACCCCGCACAATACGAGATATACACCTACTCCGTGCCGGGGCTGCAAAAAGGCAGCGAAAAGAGCATGGCGATAATCAATGAGGCGCTGTACTATAAGGGCCGCGCCGGGGTGTACGTCTACAGCGGCGGAGTACCGTCTCTCATCAGTGAAAACTTTGGCACGCGCAGATTTTACAGTGCGGTCGGAGGCACGGACGGAGAGAGATATTACGTTTCGATGAGCGACGAGGACGACATGTGGGGGCTGTACGTGTATGACACGCTCCGCGGCATATGGCTCAGAGAGGACGGCACTCACGCGACAGACTTCACAAACCTTGACGGTACGCTGTATTACCTTGACGGCGTGACCAAAAAAGTCATGATGACCGGGCAGGACGACAGCGAGGAGGGCCGCGTGGACTGGATGGCAAGCTTTGCCCCATTCACCGAGCAGGTGAACGATCGCAAGTGTTACTCAAAGCTGAGCCTGCGGTTGGAGGTAGAGCCCGGCGCATGGATGAATGTGCACATATCCTGCGACAAGCAGCCTTGGAAAAAGGTGTGGAGCACTCACGACAGCAAAGCGCCGACCATGACGGCTGTGATAAGACCGGAGCGCTGCGACGCGTTCAGAGTAAAGCTCACGGGCAAGGGCCGGGTTACAATCCGCAGTTTCCTGCGGGAATTTGAGACGGGAGGGTATGTCTGATGGCATCTGTGCTAGGCAAGAGCCCGCCGCCGTTTGACAGCGGGAACATGGCGGGAAGTGTCAAGGCCATGAATGAGTACCTTGCGTATATGTATGAGCAAATAGATTACCTCATTGGTCAGCTGAAAAAAAGTAACACGCAAATATCTGCCGCCGTGGTTGAGGATATACAGAACACGGTACAGGAGCAGACGACGAGCATAGCGAACATCAACAGCCGGGTGGTGACGCTCGGCGCAAGGGTGACGGCTACTGCGGAAGCACAGGAAGAGCTGAGCGGAGAGGTCGACGGGCTGACCGGGAGAGTAACCGAGCTGAGCGCGGCGGTAGAAGCGCTTAACGAGAGAGTAACGGCCCTTGGCGGCTGAGAAAGGGGAAAGAGATGGCAACGACCAAGAAGAGAGAGTACAGCGTCAATGACGTGAGCATGGACTACAAGCCGGGCGATGTGTCGCCTCCGACCGCGCTAGGTAAGGCTGAATCCACCACTGCTAATGTGCGTGACACATACAGCGGCTCGACGTATGACAAATATTATATGACAGACGCGGAGCTGCAGGGGTTAGAGGACGCCCGCGCGGCGGTAAATGCCGGCGAGACTACGCTTGACGATGCGCATGCGTACGCGGAGGGCATACGCGCAAAATACGGATACTCAGGCACAGCGGACGGCAGCGGGTATGTACCACTCCAAAGCACGGACGGCGCAAACAAGTTTACCTATGCGAGCGCCCCGACCTATACCAGTAAATACAGTGATAAGATAGACAGCCTGACTCAGCGTCTGCTGGGCCGTGACCCGTTCAGCTACGACTACCGCACTGACCCGCTGTATCAGCAGTACGCGGAGACATACACCCGCGAGGGCAACAGGGCCATGCAAGACACACTAGGACAGGTGGCCGCAAGGACGGGAGGGCTGGCAAGCTCCTACGCCACTACGGCGGCACAGCAGGCGAACAACTATTACATGTCCCAGCTCGCGGACAAAATACCAGAACTTCGCGACCTTGCGTATCAGATGTATATGGATGAGCAGGATCTGAACAGCAGAGATTTGCAAATGCTCATGGCGCTGGATGACAGCGACTATGGCAGGTATCAGACTGATCTCGGCCAGTACAACGCGGACAGGAACTTTAATTACGGCGTATACTCCGACGACCGCAACTATGCATATCAGGCCGGGCGTGACGCTGTGAGCGACGCAAGGTACGACAGAGAGTGGCAGTACCAGCAGGACAGGGATGCGGTCGGCGACGCGAGGTATGACGCAGAGTGGCAGTACCAGCAGGACAGGGACGCCGTGGGCGATTCCAGGTATGACGACGAGACGGCATACGACCGGGAACAGGCGGCGCGGAAAGATGCGAGGGACAGAATATACGCATATCTGGAAGCGGGCGGCAGCGTGTCGGGCCTTGACCCTGACCTCATCGCGGCATCCGGCCTTACTGACGCCGAGCTCGCGGCCTTTGATATGTATTATGGCAGCTCCGGAGGTTCCGGCAGAGGTGGAAGCAGCGGGATAAAAGGCGGGAAAAAGTATCAGGTATGGACAAGGATATTCGACGATGATTCCTATATTATTGATACAGACACCACGCGCAAAGCTATAGTTGACGATTACGTCAGCGGCGAACTCACAGACGCTGAATATCATGACCTTATGGGGCGTATACCCGGATAGGGGGACAATAATGGCACAGTGGAGAAAAGACGGGAAGATCATAGGAAGGACCGGCACAGAAAAAGAAGTGTCCGCAGGGGCAAAGTTCGTTACAGCGCAGGATAGGACAGCAAGGGTGGCGCGCTATCAGGCGCAGCAAGCGTATGATGCATACAGAGAAAGCAAGGATATCCCCAGAAAAGCCCAAGCCTTGAACAGCAAGCGCGACGAGTTAGAGAGTGCAGCAGAACGCGCCCGGTACCGGGCTAACGCTAACAGGCTTGTGCGCGGCCCGCTTGCGGTACGCGACTACGGCACATACAGGCAGAACACCATGAGCGCAGAGGGCTACAAGCGTGGGCGTGACGCAGCGAGGAGAGACCTTATCGATCGGCGTCTCGCGATGGCCGACCATGTAGACGCCTCGGGATGGCAGCCGGACGACAAGGCCAGACAGGCCCGGCAGGCGCGGATAGACGCCGCCGAGATGCTTTACAACGAGCTGGACAGGAAGTACCAGCAGGCACGCAACAACGACTATTACGAGGCGCAGGCCATGCGGCGCGAGGAGCTGGAGAGCGGGCCTACGGGGCAGAAATCAGGCAACGCAAAGATGCGCGACGCCTGGGTTGTAAACGCGCTGAAAAACCCCACAACGGCAAATATCCTCGCGGCGGAAAACGCCGGGGCCTCATTTGGACGCTCACAGGCACTCTCCCTCACTCTTGCGTATATGACCGATGAGGAGAGAAAGACCGCGCTCAGCCACGCGGAGAGCGGCGACTTTGACAGCATGTATGAATACCTGGACATCATACAGCGCGACGCAAACGCACGCCGTACAGGGGCGTTTCAGAAGGGGCTATACGACTGGTCGGAGGCGCACCCGCAGGATGCTTTCCTGCTGCGCACCGCCGCAGGGCTGGGTAATATTGGAGGCGTCGCGGAGACCGCGCGCCAAGCGATAAAGAACGCCGTGACCGGGGAATACGAGCCGACAGACCCGAACGCATGGGCATATGGCGCGGCGCAGGTCAGGGACACCACCACGGAGAGCCTGACTGACGACATCGAGAGCCCGGCCCTGAAATTCCTCGCGCAGACTGGACTGTCTATGGCAGACTTCCTT